CTAAGTTCAATGCAATGTCTTCATCGTTTTCAAACACGCCGTAAGAAGTACCGCCAGCACCGTAAGAGTTTTGAGCAGCTAGCATGTTATCGATTTCTAAAGATTTAGCACGATCTAAGAAAAGCATGTTTTCTTCAATAGAACCTTGCTTATCTAGTTCAGCTAACAAATCGTCAAATTGGCCAAGACCACCTGCGCCGTCAAAGTCAGTACCAGAGTATTGAATACCACGAGACTCGATAGCAGCAAATAAACCTTCCATACCTTCAAATCCTGCAGCACCCGCAGAACCTGCACCTGAACCACCATCTTCAGCTTCAACCATAGCCATTTCAATGTGATCCATGAAACGTAAACGCGCTTCGCTTTCAGCTTTCATGTACCATAAATAACCAGAAGCACCAGCTTCAGTAGTAACTTCAATCCAACCGATTTGCGCCAAGTCTGAAGCATCAACTACATACTTGTCACGTAAAATAATTGGCTTGTTGTTAAATGTAGTTACTTTTGGCTCAATAGAAACGCCTGATTCAGCAGATCCTTTTTTGTATTCAGAACCAAAGATAAACATTTTACAACCAGCTACATCACCTGTTCCAAGAGCAGAAGCGTCAGTAGCACCACCATAAACTTCAAAACCAAATGTACCAGCAGAAGTGTCAACAGACTTAATACGCCCTTTTACTTCATTAGCACCTTTAGTAATAATAATAGTTTGTCCTATAGCTAATAGTTCAGATTGCTTAGCACCAGTTAAAGTTACTCCTCCTTCAGTGTCATTAGCGATAGTTGCTCCATCAGTAGCGTCTTGATCGTCAACGTCAACAGTTACTGTAAACGCAGCGTGCAATCTACCTTGCTCAGACCATACAACACGGTCAGAAGCCATAGGCATTTCAGCACCTACCATAGATAGGAAACCAGAAATAGTACGCTTTCCAAAACGCTCTACTTCTTGTTCTAGAACTTCCGGTAACTCAGTTACACCGTCAAAGTTCATTGCGCTAAGAGCGAGATAGTTCTCGCCAGTAGCTTGTTTAATAGGACGCGGTTCTACACCACTAGTCCCAATAGTTAATGTTGCCATTTTTAATTAAGTTTTAAATGGATTATTTATTCTTAAATTTAACCTTAAGCCCAGAGCCGGCAGTACTAGGATTAAGCACTTTATATGTAATACCATTTGAAGTTGTAGTTTTTGAATGAACCCCTCTCGGATTCATGTCTACATTCTTCGCCTTGGCCACACTATCTTTAAGAGCATCTGCGCGTCCTTGCTCGTAAAAATGTTGTGCTATTTTGTCCGAGTTCATAGCTGTAAACAAAGACTTATGGTAACCTTTAGCGTCTGACATTTCACCCTTTTCATTTAAGAACTTCTTAATAAAGTTGTTAATGTCGCTTTGAGATTCTTTAACGTCTTTAGCATTATTCACTTTAAAACGGTATTTTTTATCTCCAACCGAATAATCGAAACCTTCGAACTTATCACTGAAAACTTTACCTGTTTCTTGTTGAAAACGCTTTAATTGTTTATTAGCTATCTTAGCTGACTCTTCGCTTTCTTTATTATAACGATTGAAAAAATCAACCGCTTTTTGTTGTTCTGGATTTAATTTTGATCCAGCTTTTATTTCTTCGTAATATTTACTTTTAAGATTGTCTAAATGATTTTTAGCTTTTGATAACGTTTGTTTACGTTCTAGCTTTTTGCGTTTTATTTCACGCTCGTCATCTATTTCTTCGTCATATGAAAACTTATCTTCCATTAAGAAGTTTATGTCTTCATTGTCTAAATTAGGATTAGTGGTTTGATAATACTCACGCAATAATTGATCTTCATTCAATGAAGCGTAATCTGTATTTAATCTTACATAATCTTCTAAAGAGCCGCCTGTATCATTAATAAAGTCTACAACTTTTTGAATATTTTCAGGCAACTCTACTCCGGCTTCTTTAGCTTCTTCAATTGCTTCTTCAACTTCTTCCTGAAGTTCTTCTGCAACCTCTTCAACTTCTTCGTCGGTTATTTCCTGCAGTACAGGTTGTTCTTCTTGCGCTACCTCTTGCTCTTCAACAACATCTTCATTGCTGACACTTTCTCCGGCAGCCTCTTCATTTGTTTCTTCGATGTTTTCCTCTCGTACTCCTTCGCTAGTTTCGGATTCGTCGCGTACAGGAACCTCATCTGTGCTTTGCTCTTGAACGGCATCTTTACTAAAATCAAATTTTATGTCGCCGTCTTCATTAACGCCAACAACTGGTTTAACTTCTTCACTCATGATAAAATATTATATAATTATATATTGTTATTATTACTTGGGTTCAAACGTGTTTAAACCGAATCCACCGCCAACAATATCATTTCCGGCAGATTCAAAATTTTTGGGTGCTGATTGTGTTTGTCTTTGTTCAATCAACTCACTTTGTTGAGACGCTTCTATTCTAGAGCGCTCATCTTTACGATCTTCTTTTTGCTTTTCTCTTTCTTTTAAACCGTCAACTTCAATACCTTTAAGTTGCATGTTATATTCAAACTCAAGAGCCATAAGTTCTTTCTTAGCGGCTACTTCAGCATTTAGCTTTTGTTGCTCAAAATTAGATTCCATTTGCTTCATCTGCATTTCTATTTGCATATTTGCCTGGTTCTTTTGAATTTCAGCTTGAGCAGCTACTTGTTGTGACTGTGCGTTTGCTTGTGCTTGAGCTTGTATATTTTGTTGCTGCATAGCTTGATCACGCTGTAATTTTTTCTTACGACGTAATTTTAAAAGCTGATTAGCTAATTTAATATTTTTTACTTCTCTAATATCAATAGCATCTTCTAAATCGATTAGCGCAGCAGATAAAGCGGTTTGAATATTATTTTCAAGTCTAGCTTTTTCTTCATCATCAGGTGCTAATTCTAAGAATATACCAAAATCATATAGATGTAAGTCTCCTAGTTCCGCTAATGTCATTGTATTAAAACCACCAATTTTTTGTACAAATGCTTCTGCCGCATCGCCGTACTCTAAAACATCGGATATACGTAAAGATAAACATTCAGCAGTTTCTGCAGTTAAAAATAAACCTGCATCTAATATATGACGAGTTGCTGTATTAGAATTAGCTGCCGCTAATTTTTGTACGCCAACTAACGCTCTTGAATCGGGTGTTGAGCCATCACGTGCTTCATTTAAACCGGTTACATCACGAATCATTTGCATATAATAATTATATGTAGTAATAAGTGTTTGCATTTTATTACCACCAGCCCCTGTTGAAATAGGCTGTATAGGTACTTTACCGGGATTTGCATCACCTTCTTGTGTAAACGATCGACCAATAACGGATCCTGTTTGGAAGAACATATTTAACGCTTCTTGCGGATTATAGTTTGTTCCGTTACCTAAATCTATTTCAGCTAAACCGTCTGCATCAAGATAAACACCGTCTGGCATCATCTTTTGCATAACTTGCTGTAGCTTTAAATGTGTAAGCTGAATCATATCTGCAAAACCTGTACATCGGCTTACTAATGATTCAATACGACCTTTATACATTCTAGGCGCTACAATACTATAGTTCATTTTAACTTTAGTATAATCACTTTTTGGGCGCATCATGTTTTTACATAACTCCCACTTTAAAAGCATATCAGTTCCTAATATTAACACACCGTCATATAAAACTTCTATAGATCTAGATAATATACCAAACTCTTCGCTATCCACAGGCGGTTGATACGTATCATCTCTTTCAATAGCTTTGTCAGCGCCTGTAGCTGTTTTTTTGGTTTTATAAACCTCGTTCATATATGTTTTATAATTAAAGTATAAAACTTGAACTAAGTTATTATCTTTTCTTCTTTCAGGTACATAACCTTGGCGTGCTCCACCTTGGTAATCTCTTCTAGAAGTTTTAGTAATTTTTTCAAGATCCTCATTTGTTAAATTAGGAAATTGTTTTGCTATTTCATTTATAGGTACTAATTTAACTTCTCCAACATAATATATGTCTTCAAAGTAAGGAGACTCAGTATATGAATAAACTATATTAGCAGGATCTACATAATCTACTGTAATTCCTTCCGCTGTATTAAAAGAGTTTTTAACACAAGCAAGACCAATGGTTGCTAGATCGTAATATGCTCTTTTCTTTATTAACTCGTATCTATTACCGTCTAATAAAGTATTAATTGCTGTTTCTTCTGCTATTTCAATACTTTGCTTATAGCTTAGCTGCATATGTAACTCTAGCTCTTCTTTTGATTCAGGTAAAGTATCGGGATCATTCTGATACAAATTAATACCAAAAGCTTCTTGCGCGTAATCGTTTATTTCTCTAGTACGCATATCTGTTAATACAGATTCTAAATACTTTGTTCTTTTTTCAACACCGTAAGGATCTTGAGAATACGCTTTAATATCAAAAGAGCGATCAGCAATGCCGTTAACTACAATATCCACAAATTTAGATAATATAGGCACTGGCTTCCAATCTAAATTAAGATAAGACAAATCTCCGTTAATAGATAATTCATCTTTATACTTTTGTATGCTTTGTTCACCTCTAGCGTACAGCCTTAAATTATGATAAGAGTTTTGATTACTTCTATATCTAGCTGTGCCGCTATCATTATTAAACCACTCCTGCTGAATAGCTTTACCCACCTTTAGCCCATACTCATTGGACATTTTTTCTTGGTCGCTAGCTACTTGGCTTGGAAAGTAATTTGAATAGCTCATATTTCTATTTTATTATTTTTGAAGTCATGCCGCTTTGATTATATCTAGCAACCCTTAAACTTAACTTTTGTTTTTGTATATTAGCAACAGGCCTATATAAATCTTTATGACAAGCCATAATTGCAAGACCCGAACTTATAGCCGCATCATATTTTGTTCTATTATTTATATCAAACTTGGACCAATCATTAAGAGTATCATTAAAGTACATAGTACCATAGTTACCTTCAGAAATTAATCCAACATGGTCGTTAATATACATCTCTATTGCGGCAGCGTGTGACTGCTTCATATCCATGCTAGAATTTGGTATACCTCCTATTTCTTTTTCAGTTACGGAAAGCTTGTTCCATAATCTGTCAGGTCGGTTCATCGAATAACCTCTGTATCCTCTTCTTTTAAAATGATACAATAGCCTAGGTTTGTTATTCTCAGCAAGTATTGGCATTCCGTAAAACACGCACGCCATTAGTACGTCTTCGAAAAATATCTCTGCTGTTTGAGGCCTAGCTATGTATTCTAAAAAAAATGAGCTAGGTGGTGCGTCTTCCATTGTAAACTTAGTAAGTCCGTGTAATGCACCTTTAGAGCCCTTGCCGTCAGTCGTTCCTGAAATATCGTAGCTATCACAACCAAATGCACCTATGTGTTCATTAGCTGGATATTTAATACCGTTTTTAGTTATCCACTTATTTTGAAGATGTGCACCAGGAATCCATGATACTTTAAATCTACCTTGCGGGTTTGGTATAAATACTACATTTGTATCTTTAATACCGTTAATCCATTGAAAACTACCTTGCGATACAGTATTAGTATTACGCAAATCTTGGTTATAATCAATCTGTTCGTAGATTTTTGCTAAATTAAATATGCTATTTTTAGTTTCATCTCTAAAAGCGTGGTCTTCTGTACGTGGAAACTGTCTATAATATTCGTTTAAAGCATCTTGATCTTGCCTAAGACCATCAACCTCATTTTCCCAATAATCTATTACACCTTGCTCTATTATATCGCCGAGCGGATCTACTGTTTTTTCTTTAGGGTTGTTAAATACAGGTTGCCCATATTCATCTATAAAACCTTCATAATTCCATTCCATAGGTATAAACAAAGAATATAAGCCAGACTTTGTTTGTCCGTTAGAATTACGCTTAGTTACATCAGAATCGCTATATAGCTTTTTAAAATTATCGCCACCTTTATCTAAAGCATTTGAGGTTGAGCCCATCATGCACTTGCCAATAATACGTGAACCTAATCTTAATGTTGTTTTTGTGACCCGCCAGTTGTTGAGGATGTTATCTGGTTTTTCCCATTTACCACTTTCGTCATGCACAAGCAGTTTAAGCTTTTCGCCATCGTAAGAGTTGTCACCAGTATTTTTCCAGTCAATTGTTGTATCAAGTCCTTCAAGCTCTATTTGTTTTTCTTGCGATTGTATGGATTTCCTAGTGAGCTTAGAAGCTGGAACTCTATAAGCAAGTTCGGTCTTTGGCCGATCCATACCGTCCTGTATAGGTTTGAAGAAAAACGGATAGTTAACTGAGATGGGGACAACTTTGTCTGTGAACATTTTCTTCGCATCAGCACCTGTTTTTGATAAGATACCAAATCTGGCGTCACTTGATATGGTTGCCATGTTGACAGTTTCACCGGATGCCATGAACGAAAATCCACTCCGTCTGTTTTTAAGATAGCACATTCCGTAGCTTCTTTTATCAGCCTTGCATGCTTCCCAAAATATAAAGAAGAGTCTATTTGCTTCTCTATAGTCAGGGTGTCCAACATCAATCTTTGACCATTGCAGGTACATGTAATGAGTACCAGTAATATAAGTTGGTACATCTTTATTATAAAACCAATATCCGCCTTCACGTCTGTTAAATTCTTCGTCAATATAACTTTCCCATCTTGCTTTAAACTCGTCCGGATAGTTTTGCCAATCAAATATACTTTTAATATTTTTAAGCTCCTTAGGATAGTCCGAAACAATCCATTTGTTAGGTCCCTTTTTTAAGGCTTTAGGCTCAGGAGGTAATGCAATACGTAAATTTTGTATTTCAATAACCTGGCCTATCTGACCTGTTCTGCTTATTACAACAATATCGTGCTCTTTATTATATCCATAGTTCCAGGATTTAGAGCGATTTAATCTATTTATAGTTGTAAACTTTATAGGCTCTACAACTTTTATTAGATCTTGTTGATACATTATTTAGATCTTTTTTCCGCAAACCCAGAAAATGTTTTCTTTTCGTCTTCTTCTTTAGGTTTGTTTTCAAGAATCCGTTCTTCTTCTTCAATACGTGTAAGTATTTCAAAAGCGTCGAATATCGCAAGCTTTTTAGTTGCAGCAGCGTTTTTTAATCTATCAGCAGATACATCATCTTCTGTATTAGTAATGATTTTTTCTTCTGCCACTTTAATTAATTCATCAACTGCTTTGCGACCAGCTAGGATTATATTCTTTTTCGTCTCCTTGATATTCATATTTAATTGTAATTCTATTTAGCGGCACTCTATATAATCGCTCGCCTTCAATATTAAATTCGTATTCGCTGCTTGGCGCAAAACCTACTAAATCATTTTTGTAAGCATTTTCATAAGAATATTTAACAATGCCTTTTAGCGGCTCTTCTTTTTCTAATGAAAATTTATCTTTACTTGCAATAGGCTTTATAAAACAAAAACCTTCAACACATTGCCATTCTAATTTACGTTTATACGCATATATTTGATCTGGCTGTGCAAAAAAGTTATCTTCATTATAATAAGACTTACTATTTTTTTCATCACCGCGTATATCTCTAAACCTACGAAATACATTGTGATGTAAAATAACTTCGTCACCTACGTTTATTTCTGTAGCAGAAGCAATAGGTAATGCAGTTACAACACCGAGTCGGCTGGTATATTGATGGTTTTGAACTTCTGTATTTAAAAGCAACTCTTTACCGTCTATTTCTTTTTTACTTGATGACCTAGATATTTTAGGTTTCACCATAAAGTTAAAGACGCTTTTCATTAGTATTTTAAATCATATTCAACAGAAACCGCCATGTTTTTATTAAAATCTTTCCAAGGCATTACCTCGTCAGACTTTTGAATATAGATAGAATACTTATCTTCTTCCTCTATAATGTTAACTATAGTATGGCCGCCGTAAACTTCCTGTCCAACAGAATAGTGCATAGCGTCATTTTTATAGTCTTTACCAACGCTTATTTTTCTAATTACTTGCATGGGTAAGTTCTCCTGTCATTAAATCAATTTCTTGACCGTCATATTTCTTTTCAAGCAACTGCTTTTCCGCGCGTAATTTACCAATAAGGCTTTGGGCATCTAATACAGCATGTTGCTTTTGCATTTCTAATGTGCCAACAGCTAGCTGTGCTTGATTAATATGTTTTACTAAAGTCTGTAAAGACTCTAGTTCTTTTTTAGTTACTTTTTTCATTTAATTAAATTTAATTTATTATTTTTTATCTATACGCTTGAATGCTGGCTGTAGTTCCAGCGTTTGGCACAACTGTTGAACTTGGTATTTCTCCAGAGGGCAGATTAAATACAAAAGCGTCATGAGAAGAGCTAAAAGTATCAGCAGGGACCTTAACGTCGTCACCAGCTTCTAGTCCAAGCGCCATTTCTTGTATTTTTATAGAAGTAATAGTATTGCTATCATTAACAATTACCACAAAAGAATAAGTACCACGATCTCCGTCATTTGGAGAATCGCTATCATTATCATCTATTACTAAATCTAAGGTATACGTTCCTGCAACAAATTCTACATGACTTGTACCTGAAGCTGTAAGCACACCTGCTGATTGGTTATCTACTATTTCTTGAAATTGATCTAAGCCCCTACTACCAGAATATGAGCCTAAAACAAAATCGGCTAATATATTTGTAAATGTACCGGCTGTAATTCCGTTAATACTTTTAATATTAGAAAAATTAGGATCGCTTCCGTGTGGTATATAAACTATATTACCTGCACTATTACAATACATTGCTGTAGCGTTTCCATTTATACGAATATCATTCGCTTTTGATGCGGTAAGCGTAACAGGCGCTGTTTCTTTAATAAAGCCTTGCGCTGTTTGATATGCTGAGTTTGCCATTTTATATTTTTATTTTTTTAATTAACAATTCCATCTACGGCGAGCTGCACGGCCTCTTTCGCTTGTCCAGTTTCTTGAGCGTGCACAAAACGACTTGCGGCGTTTATAAGCTTTACTGCCTTTTTTAAGTTTTTTAGGATCAGTAGTAACAGCTGTTTGTAGTTTACTACCTGGATTATCTCTTTTATATTTATCTACGCCTCTTTGCGACATACCGCCACCTGCTTTTGCACCTGTACCGGTAGGATTGGCCTTATTATAATAGCCTAATGACTTTTTACGTGACGGCGCATTGCTTTTTCTTCTCTCTAAAGGTGATGAGTGTGGGCAAGGACATTCTTTTGCTCTTCCTGCTGCTATTTTAGTTATAGGCTGTCCGTACATATTATTCTTTTGTTTTATTATACGCCTCTTTTTCCCAAGGCAAATTTTTAGCGCCCTCCATCATATTAGCTCTTTTATAAACTCTAGCTGGTGATTTTGTTGTTGGCTTCCACGTAACTGTTTCGTTATCGTAATCTAAACGACCTTGTTTCATTTGATCTAAATGAACTTTTTCATGCGCTACCGCTTTGTTTATTTCTTTTTGAGATAAACCTTTTTTAACAAATATAGTGCCATCACGATTAGCTTCACCCATGATACCTGGATCTAAATTTTTTTCAAATACCGGGGTGCCATATTCTGAAGCTTCTTCGTTTATTCCGAATACCTCCGATACTGATTTAAGTTTAAAAGCCATTATCTATCTTTGTCTTTAATCATATCATCTATAGCTTTATTATAAACTTTATCTGTATATGATTTGTTTTTATAAAACTTACTTGAAGGTCCAATTGGCAAATCTTCATAACCTAGCATCACATTGTACATGCGAGTAATTAAACGTTTACCTTTTAATGAAACCTTAAATACACTATATTTAATTGTAGTTCTATTGCGGTGCCGCCAAACATCTATCCAGCCTTCGCTTCTTAAGCGTTCCCATCGCTTTTTATCCCATGGAAAAGTGTAAGTGCCGTTAATAAAATCATCACGTGTAAAACGACCTTTACAATCTAAATAGATAAGCAACTCAAGATCAGCGTCTAAAATATTATAGGTTTTGCTCGCCCATTTGCGAACAAGCCTATAATACTTAAACAAATTTATATTTCGTAGATCTTCTGGCGTTAGCCTCATTCTACAATAACAACATCGCCGAGATTGATAACGTGATACAATTCGTCGTTCCATTCGATACCGTGCCCAGCGTGTTTATCATAACGAATAATATTTCCAGGCTCAATGCCTTGTACTTTATCACCAACAGTTACAACTTCCGCTTTTAAGTACCTAACGTCTTTATTTTGATCTTCAGTAAGTTCTAGCCCGCCTACTTTCTTCGGCGCTTCTTTTATCTTGCGAATGACTATAAAATAATTAATTGCTTTCATGTTGCTTCTTTAATTGTTCTTTAGCCTGTTTTGCAAGACGAGCCTGCTCCATCTTACCCATGACTTTAGCTCTTTGCTCTAATACAGTTAATATTTGTATTTTACGAGCGTAAGGCTTATTTATCTTTTTTACTTTTGCTATAGTTCTTTTAGCATCCGCTACTGTAGCAAATTTAATACTTACTGTGTCTTTAGGGTTTTCGTCTGTATATAAACGTCTACCACTTCCTTTAGGCTTTTTGCCTGTGCCAACTTTAGGATCTGCCATCTTCAATACGCATATTAGAAATTATACAATCTGCAGATATAATTGTTGTAGCAACACTCACTGCATTTTTAAGCGCCGTTTTAGTTACAAGCACCGGATCTATAATGCCAGCCTCTATCATATTTACTATTTCACCGGTTTTAGCATCTACACCTTTGTTTTTAGTAGCAATAGGTTCGGTTAATGAAATACCCGCGTTTTCCATTATAGTATTAAACGGAGCGCGTATTGCAGTTAATAGTACAGTATGACCTAAACTTGTAGAATTAATATTTTGTGATGCATGCAATAGGGCGCTACCGCCACCGGCTACAATACCTTCTTTTAATGCAGCTTGCACCGCGTAAATCGCGTCTTCAACACGATCTTTCTTTTCTTTTAATTCGACTTGCGAGTTAGCCCCAACGTATACGATACCGACACTACCGGAGAGCATGGATAAACGCTGCTCGAGCTTGGTTTTAAAGAATCCGTTAGTTTCTTCGCTGATTTTTTTGCGCACGTCTTCAATGCGCTCTTGCAGTAGTTCACGGTCAACATCTGTTTGTAAAACTGTGTTTTTGTTATTAGTGACTGCTTTTATAGCGGACCCTAAAACGGAGGGGTCGATCAGGTCTAAATCATCGCCCAACTGCTCATTAATAATTGTAGCTCCAGTTAATAAAGCTAAATCTTCTACTGTGTCCTGTTTTGTAGGCCCAAACCCGGGTATATCGATAATATTAACCTTAATATTACCTTTCACTTTATTAGCGATTAACGTTTGGTATGGTTGTTGTTCCACGTCCGCTATAATAAGCAAAGCTCTGTTATTTTTAATAGCATATTCTAATATAGACTGTATGCGCCTAATATTAGGTATTGGTGAAGTTACTATAAGTACTAGCGGGTTTTCTAGCTCTGCAACTCCTTTATCTTTATTAGTTAAAAGATGAGGTGACTTTATACCTGAATCAAATTGTGTGCCCTCAACAAAATCAACATACGTTTCATTTGTTTCGGACTCTTCCATTAAAACGATACCATCTTGTCCAGCCTGGCTGAAAGCTTCGCTAATCTTGTCTCCAAGTTCTTTGTCGTTATTACAGCTAATGTATGCAACTTGCTGCAACATTTGATCAGCAACCGGTATACTGGAATTAGTAAGATGTACGCTAATTTTTTTAGCACAT